TGGTTTCACGACACTGCTTATTGCTTTGATTTTATTCTTATCTTTCCCATGGTACCCGGAGCGGGACTTGAACCCGCACAGCGCGAACGCCGAGGGATTTTAAATTGGTCGCTTTGTGCAATAAATTCAAATAATTATGGCAAATTATCCGGACATAATGGTGTGTATGAATATCAAATAATCATATAGTTACGACGCGTCTTACTCATCGTCTTCTGAAGGTTTTTGGCAAAAATGGTGATGTTCTGCGCCTTTATGTGACCAAACTGTCAGGAGCAAAGCAAGGTAAAGGGGTATGAGAAAAACTCACATACCCCAACACAAATTAAAACGCGGTTGGGTGAATTCCATATTCACCGTTTGATCCATACCCTATGCGATACATCAAAGTACGATCTGTTGTCACCTTGCCCGCTTGTTCGCTCATGCCACCACCACATACTCCTTTTGGCCACGCGCTGAAGACATGATCACCAATCGTTGGGTATACAACGACTTTCTGAGCTGTACCTAAATCTGCCACCTCTTTACCATCAACATAAACACGGGAAAAACACGCGCTTCCAAAGAAACCCGAGTCACGCTTGATGATCACCTCTCCCGTACCGTCTCGTTTTTCGAGTAACGCGGTACTGATAATTTGTTTTTCAGGAACAGGAGTGGCTTGCTCATTTGAGACAGGTTTTGTAGCACAACCGACAAGAGCAAGCATAATCCCACAGGCAAGACCATTTTTAACGACCATGTTTGAAAACTCCCAATATTAAAAATATGTCAGCATCTAACGATAACAACGTTCAGCACCAGAGACTCTTCGTTCTCCGGCTTACGCCTAAAAATATCGCAGGTGCCGTTTGCAGTCGACATCTGTTAATACTAAATTCATACCGCCACCGGCTCGCCGAGCCCATTTACTCCAGAGACAGCCGAACCGAAAAACCGTTTTCAGCGAGCGTCAGACTCAGTGTGTTGATAGTCCAGTCCCGGTCCTCCTCGGTCCCGAATCCTTGAGTTGTGACTTTGCATTCTGCTGTCAGCGACACTAAATCGAGCGTCGCTGGCGTCGTGTACGTCATAGAGAACTCTTTTTTAGCTGCACCGCCCTTGAGCCCTGGTGCAGCTTCTTTCGCTGCGTCGAGCGACGGCTCAACTGCCGGCCATTCAATGACAGGATCGCCGCCACTACCTGTCCGCAATTCTTTGATCTGCCCAGTTGCTGTGTCGTGATATTTAATCAGATACGTCGGTTCCGGATTTTCGCCACCGCTACCACTATCGCCACTTTGTCCATTTCTCGAATAGCCCCAGCTGGAGTTATCACGACGAGTTAGCGTGTAGTGCTGGAGCGGAGCACCGCTAACAGATTCGCCCGCGCCGCGCGGCAGGAATATCCAGTACCCGCCCGCGGGTTTACTCACCGCATCGAATCTCGTTGCGAGCCGCGACATCAGGTGCATATCTGACTCGCCGACCTGATCGAGTTGCGTGATAACATTGTCTGCAAACCGCTTTGATACGCGTGGTTTTAGCCCATTATCGCTCGCTATTGTCGCAACGATATCGCTGACAGTGACGTCGCTCCAGGAACGAGTCTTTTTGCTCTGAACTGTCGGAGATCCTTTTGCTGCGTTCATCGGAGCCGCTTTTGCTGTGAAATCAACTACCCGGGGTTCACCGCCACTGCTAGCACCGTCAACGATGTATATCCCTTTATCAATTATCTGATTACCGAAACCGAGCCCAATACTGATTTTTACTCCGCGGGCCGGAATTTTCAGAGTTTCAGAAACTATTGCTACGCGGAGTTCGTCTGTCTGTTTACTGGAGCCGCCGTAATCTGTCAGCGTGATATTGATCAAACCTTTTCTTATTTTATCCGTGATGTTTTTATTATCAGCAGATATATAAAAATTAGGTTTCCACGCCTCCACGCCAGTATTTACGTAATCACTCATTCATCAATCCCATAATTGCGTTTCTTTTTTAACCGGCTCTGGTTCGATATCTGGTAAAACAATTTTTTCTCCAGCACGAAACACGGCACACATATCCGTTACGCCGTAATTCGAAACCTGATATAAAACAGTCTCTGTCGTTTTTGACGCTCTCCCGTAGACCGCAAGGCAGATCTGATCGAGACGGTCACCGTCCCGTGTAGTGTATGTAATCATTTGGGGCCCCATTAATTAAAAGGATTTCATAATGAGAATTAATTTTAGTAGTCGGAGAGGTATTAGTATTTCGGCGTCAAAAAAAATACCATCAGGTTGTTTTACATTTATGTTCGTAGTTTTTTTTATTATTTTTATACTTGTTAAGTGCTCTGGTAGCGCTTGATTTTGTATTAATCTAGCGAAGCTCCATAATATTCGAGCGTGAGTGAAAAGTCCTGCGATTTAGGTGTTCCGCCCATCAAAAAGCTGTTTTGCGTTTCAGTTAGTTCTCGCAGCACCCAGTACCCTTTCACCTCCCCGGTCCCCAGCACTAGCTGCTGGGGTTCTCCCGTGTTCCCGAGCGCTCGCAAATCTGTCAACAGGCCGACGCCGCACCCGTCAAGAAATAAAGCGTTTATCTTTCCATCGATAGTAATTGTGGGGTTCGGTCGTCCGGTTATCTGCAACGCGTCGTTTTTCCCGAATCGTGTTTGCTGAGCCCAGCGCCAGGCGTCACTACGTTGCAGTTTGTTGTACGCTACTGTTGATATAGCAAAAATGAAATCACCCAGGCCGAGCATGATATCCTCAGCACCGTTTATTGCATCACTCATTGTCACCCCGCCGCAGCTGGTTTATCAAACATCGCGCCACGATTGTACGAACTCGCAGCCTGTCTCAGTCCATCGAGCACCCCCGACGCTGCAGATTGTTGTATTGACTGCGGATCTGTCGCACCGACAATATTGATTTCGATTTTATTGTTTTGCTCCGGCGCAGGTGTCGAGACTGCCTGCTTCAACGTATCAATATTTAACGTCGACGAATCCAGTGCTGCAGGCGCGGTATTTTTATTTACCATCCCGGATAATGGATTAACAAACGCGAGCATTGATTCTGCCTGAGATTTTGCCTGTTCTTGCCGTTCTGGATGCCGCATATTTTCGACAGCCTCTTCGGCTTTTGCCTTCGCAATATTATCAGCAGTCAATCCAGCGTTCGGTGAATATTTACCTCCCGAATCCATAAACTCTTGATATGCCCGATTATATTCGTCATTATAAGTTTTCTGTTCTTCATCTGATTTTTCATCCGGAATAAGCCACTCCAGTTTCTTTACGACAGCCCATATAATCTTCCCGAATTTGACGCAACCTTCTCCAAAATTGACGATGCCATCCCACATTTTTTTCATATTTTCTGGTTTTACCCACTCAGTAATTGTGCTGACAAAACCACCCTGATTATCCTTAAACCAGGATGTAAATGTTTCACGTACTGAGTCAAACGTCGGCGCGAGTTCCCCCCCGATTTTACCGAGTGTATCTGCAAGTCCCGACGTAATAGAGCCCCACAGATTTGTCACTGATACATGCGCACGCGCCGCCCCTTCCGCACCCTCTTTTGTTAACAAATTCGACTTTTGCGCGTCAGACATTGTCTGTTCCCAGCTTTTACCCGTCGCCTTCATATACGTCATGATCTTATTAGCCTCGCCCCCCATGAGCTGGTCAGCGAGGCTCGCCGCTTGCTTCTCATCTTTCATTTCAGAGATGCGACGCATAACCTCATTAAACTGTTTTTCCCGATCCCAGCCAGCCATTCGTTTTTTCGTCAGGCCAATTTGAAATAACATGGGATTCAGGCTTTTTTCGTTTCCGATTTCGCCGATTTTATTTGTAAGTTCTTCAGACAAATCCCCGATATTTTCGCCGTTCAGGCCCGCGGCTTTACCAATATTTTCCCACGCAGCGTATTTTTCGACGCCAACGCCGTAGGACTTCGCCAGACCGAGTTTTTCTGACGTCTCTGCATTCATTGCCAGCGCACCAGCTGCAGCACCGCCAATAAGCCCTGCCGCGCCAAGTGTCCCCCATTTGATACCCCGCCCCGTAGCCCTCACCGCACCTGCGGCGGCTCGTCCGCCCCATTTTGCAGCTCCTTTTGCGCGACCCGTCCACTTCTCCAGCCGCTGTTTTTTAGCAAGTTGAGTATTCAGCGCCTCCTGGTCCTGCGTTGTCGCTTTTATCCGACGGTCCAGCTTTTGATACTGAGCAGATAAATCAGAAACGTCTTTACCTGCCAGTTTCATTGCTGCGATTTTGTTTTTTAATTTATCCTGACTTTTCGTTAATTTCCCGACAGTAGACGACGTCTGCCGAATCGCATCATTGAGTTCTGTTGTACCGCGACGAAACGACGGGTCTATTCGCCCACCGAATACAACCTGCGTTTTAAAGTTTTGAGAAATAGCCATCGATTTTCATGACCTCGTTTACATAGAAATTAAAAACCCGGTACGGCAGGTCCATTTGCGTATCGGGCGGGATGGCAAGTTTTTTCGCAATAAACGGAATCAGAATAACTATATCTGATGTCGGTCTTTCGGGGGCTTTACCAGTTCGTTAAACGCGGCCTCCATTTGATCGTAATCGCACGCAGGCAGTGCATATAAATCCTCACGCTCCAGATTTGCCAGGCGCGCCAGCATTGTCGCTGTCCGCTCTTCAAGACCACTTTTATCGTTACTGAACATAATGCGGTCGCGTAATTTTGGTTCGCGAATAGTAATTGTATCGCGGCTCTCACCCTTAATAATAAACGGGCGAGAGAGCGTAATAGTCATACTGTCTAATAATGATTCCATTTTATTTGCCTTTTAATATACATGGAGAATACGAGCAACGCCCGCAAGAACGTCAACACCATTAATTACTCGTTTCATTTTTGCAGGATGAATCTCGTAAATAACTTTTCCATTTTGAACTCGTTTATAATAGCTCGGCGCAATCGTTACTGATTGCCCAACTGCTGATTTTGAATCAGTCCCCTGCGCGTCATCAGTAATCGCCGTAATAAGCCCCTCATATGTATCAATACGTTCAAAATTGACACCGTAATTGTCAGTATATGCACTTCGAATTTCGAACCTTGTTTTAGCACCTGGTATTAATCCAAAATACCCCATCACACCAGAATCGGAGCCAGAGACTTTAAAACTGGCTGACATTTTCTCCATTCCTCCGTCCAGAGTGATAGCTGTATCCATCGCGCCTGTTTTAAACTCGTCTTCGATTATTTTCATATCGACTGGAGTATATTCAGTACAATTTAAAACCCGTTCGCCCTGCACGAATAGCGCAAACGCGCGGTAAGCGTTGCTGTCTGACATATTTAATCTCCGAATTATCAGGCTGCTTCTTTAAAAAGGGAGGCCAGTGCTTCAACTGTATAGTCATTATTAATGCGGTACATTAACGTAATTGTTTGTGCCGGAGATTTCGGACCAAAATCAACATTAATATAAAGATTACCCGCAGCCAGGCTTTCTTTTGTATTCAGCTCACTGTCTAACCACGCACGCCCTCCGTTAATCGCACCCTGCTCCTCTAATTTGTGCAGATATGCGTTTATCGACTCGACAACGTCTGTTCCGAGGTGCAGGTCTATCGGACGATCAATAAAATCGGTCATCATTGCCCGGGCTATAGAATCCTCAATTACGTCAGCTGTTCGACGAACGCTCTCGAAAGACCATTGCGGGCTGAGGCTGCACAAATAGTTACCCCAGTGTCTGAACCCGTCATAGCGAATAATCGTGCTGACCTGGCTGGCATTCAGCAGGTTCGCTGTGCAGTTTGTCTCACCAATAATAAAATCGTCGACTTGTTCAAGCCCTGTAACTCCGTAGATATTCTGGTTCGATTTACTCCACCAGAATCCTTTTTCATTATCAATTCGGGCTCGTAAACCAGCAGCGATAGCTGAATACGGACGAGATAACCCACTGACATCACTCGTAGAATAAACGCGAGGTCGCAACAACTCAGCGCGTCCGCCGAGTTTTTGCCTGCGATTCACAACGTCTGCAGGGGTAGCAGCGCGCGGAGAGTCGATATAACACACTCCCCGGAGTTTATTTGCAACCACTTCAAGCTGAGCCGCTATTTCGTCTCGTGCGCTGTAATCCGGCGCTATAATAATTCGCGGGGTAACTTCGTTAATTTGCGCTGACGTCAAAAGCGAATTAATTCCGGCGATAACATTTTCGCTCATATCAGCGTCGTCGCTACTCTCTACAACGCGAACAACAACGATTAATGCATCAGTCTGATTTAAAATATCAGAAATAGCGGGGGGCAGAGTCCCGTATTTCCCGAGCAGGGCGGCTTTCTTCTGACTACCTGCAATTAATACAGGAGAATTAATCGGGAATGCGTCATCTGTTCCACCTGATAAATTTGTTGGTGGAAGACCAAATACTGTACCGGTTCCGGAATGCTCGCCACCAAAAGTTACATTAATCCACTCTCCGTCTGTTTTCCCCTCTCTATATTCCTGATTCTGATCATACATTTTGCCGGGGGTCATTCCCGGCTCCGTAATCATCGTTAATTTTTTTGTTCCGTCGGGCAGCGTGCTATATCCTGGAGTGCAGGTTGCGCCCTCAACTGTCATATCTACAATTTCAACAACCCATTTATTCCCGTCGCTGCCCGGTGATACAGTTGAAAACTCAACGAGATTATCAGCCAGCGATGAGCCCCACGTTAATGATGCTCTCGTAGCCTCCGCGACGTTCGTCGCAGTACCAACAATCCCAATCACGGAAATATCTACTGTGTTGATCTCTTTTGTGCCGTCGTCGTATTCGAGCGTGCGAATACCGTGCAAAAAATTAGTTACGCTCATTTTATTCCTTCTCTATTTTCACCAATTCGCGTCGCTATTGCTTCTTTAAGCTCGGCCAAGTTTTCGATTTGCGCGTCAGATGCGGTTCCGGCATCTACTGCACACTGAATTGAGAATGCCTCAATTGACAGATCGCCAACAGTCCGTAATGTAGTCTGGAGTTTTTGCGTCTGCTCTTTTTTTACAAATTTAGAAATGCTCCCATAATCCCCGCTCAGCGCTCTTTCATATAAAACCCTACCGTGTTCCTCGCAATCATTTTTCATTGCGGTGAATGGAATGTCGTTTCCAATCCCGTCAATATCGCAAATAATATTTATAGATAACCCATGCTCGTCATTAAAAACAGGGTTTGTTATTTTTCTAAATGAATCAACACTTATCATTACGCAATCCTAATAGCTAAAAAACAGGCAGTCCCAATATCACCGACCCCGCCTGGTGAATACGCCATAGCTCGCCATGAGCCAACAAGGGGTGTGTCATAAAATGGTTTTGTGGCAATATCCGTGTTATATGAACCGGTATTATTTATACTAGCGTAATATAAATCACCTCCAGCCCATATGGAGCCCGGTAGTATTTGTGGTGCATGATTAATAGCGACAAGCGCATAAGTATTAACCGAGCCAACAACACCTATTTCCGGTGATGGGTCCGGTGAAAGACTTATATCTATGTTGCCATTTTCATCCGGCGACTCCCCGTTAATCGTTTTAACCGGTTTAAGATTAGCCTCATTCCAGTATTTATACGTCATTCCGCCACACAGTAATACCAGGCCATCATAGTGAACTCCGCGTAATCTATAAAAAACCTTCTGATTGTTTTCTCCACGGGTCGAAAAATCTAAATAATCGCCCGACACATCTGATAAACCAGCAAGTGAAAACAACGTCAAATCAGTGCCCGGTTTGTTTATATTTATTTGTTTTTTAGAGGATAAAACGTCTTCAAAAATCACATCATCTTTAAAAGTATTTGGATGAGTAAATGCATTACCCTTATCTCTATATGCAACGTCCCCATCTATACCAATATTTTTCCGCGCAGCCTGCTGAGCAGTTTCACCATTTGCGGGAATTTCAGATAAGTTTTTACTTATCTGCAAATATTTTTTGTCAGCTTCCTCGGGAGTTACGTAGTTGTCATATACTACAACATTAACCGTAGATGTGCTGGACACCGCGAGTGTGTATTTATACGTGATTGAAATCAGCGCACCGTTGCTGTCCGTAGGTTTTAAAATGTCCGGCGAGCGCGCCACAGAGTACAGCTCGCCTTTATCTGTTAATATCCCCACCTCACGGATAGTATAGCCCCCAGTGTCTGGCGGTACGTAAAGTGTAAAGATAACCTGGTTACCGCTATTTTCTGCGGATTTAATATCCCCACGATACGTCTCGTGAATTAATGCAGTTCGTGCCGGGTCCGGTGTTACGTCGTCGTTTCCGTTTGCGTCGCCAATAACGAATTTATTCAGCACCACGGGTACACCCGATGCCAGCGCAGCGGCTTCAAGTTGCGCCCCCCGGTCTGTCAGTACCGCATAAACCTGGCTCGCGCTCGCTTTCAGATTTGATTTTAATTTAGCCATTAGGTCCTATCTCCACTAACAAACTCACAATTGGCGAGCCTGATATATATAGCCCGCCGTTAATTTTTACACCGCCGTCGCCGTCTGCTGGGATATTTACGCCTATTTTCGCGTAAGGCGCACCAGCTATAAAAAATTCACCATCGACACCCGTTTCAAAATTTATTTCTTTTAATAAGGAACGGCAATTTTTTGCATCAAATATTTGTGCAATAAAGGTATTCAATAGTTCTAAATCTAACCCTATACTTTTTAGCAGATATATTTTAATTGCGAATGTATACGGGTCGTCCCTGGGCGTGGCTTCAAACCACTCTCTCATTTTGCTCTCAAATCCCACCGTTAATAATGCTCGTTCGACGGCACCACGCGTGCCGCGATGTTTATTTTGCCAGGCTGCGGCCTTAATAATTTCGCGTTTTTGCTGCTCGCTCCAGTCGGGGTTCCAGTAGGTGACCGCGTACTCCCACGCCAGCCACGGCAACAGATTTGCAGGGCACAAATCGGGATTTTTAATAATTCGAATATCGCCAGGCAGATCGCCGACGTGAGATAAAACAACCTCAAGCGCCCTCTCAGGGGTTATTGCGTTCGGAGGCAGTACGCTTTGACTTGTCATGGCTACCCCATTTGCACGCTGAGTTTGATTTCTGTGCAGTACGGAGCCTGTCCGACGCCAGCAATCACATCCTCTGTTGGCGATATCAGAATCACACGCTCCGTTCCGTCACGATGTATCGCGTCGTAAATTCCTGACAGGGCTGCTGTCGCCCCGATTTTATGTTGTGTAGCCACGTATATAGCTAAATCGCTTTGAGCACCGTTGAGCAACACGTTCTGATCGGGACCGAGCCCCGCTACGATAACGGCTTCAACCCGGTAATTCAGGTTCGACGCAGGTTTTACAGTCACGAAATCAGTCAGCGGTCGAGTATCGTCAGGAGACAGGGCCGCATTCACTGTATTCAGTAGTGATTGAGGCGGAGTGCCGTCGCCGGTTCGCGACAAAACATACATATCGACGTATCCAGGCTGGGTCACCGGCGGGCCGTACGCCTGAGCTGACAGAACGTCGGGATCACTCGACAGCGCGAAATAGTTATAGGCGTTCGTACTGCCGGCAGTATTCCGCGCGTACCATGATAGCTGTATGCGATGACGATACTCGTCGTCACTCTCGTAAACCGCCTCAGTCGGAGGAATTGCGTCAGGATTAGCTGGCGTTATCAACAGCCGCAGGCAGTCAAAATTAGCGCCGATCTGGTCGAGGTCACTCCCTTTTGCAAACGCGAGCAATACAGCGAGCATCCCCTGATTTACCCGAGCTGTAATAATGATTTCTCTGTATGCAACTATTTCCAGCAGTTTAACGGCCGGGTCTGACTCCAGGAGTGCGTTAAATTGTGGATATAATATCTGCAATTCTGACAGTAGACTGGATTTAACATCTGAAAATAATGGGGTTTTAACGAATGCTGGCGGCGGCAGCAGACTCATATCAATAGTTTTCACTATCGAATTCTGAACTGTTGATGTTATCAAAATATCAGTTCCATATTATTAAACTCTAATCGCTGTTGTGTTTCGATATCTGTTGCGATAATTAATATTGTTATTTTCCCGATGTCCACTGCTAACACATTTATTCTGTCAATTCTGACGCGTGGTTCCCAGCGTGCTATTGCTCCTGCACTTTCCATTATTATTCTCATAGCAAGCGACGGATCAGTGGGATTATCAACGAGGTCAAATAATTTGCTGCCGTATTCCGGCAACATTACACGGGTTCCCAGCGGGGTCGTTAAAATATCAACGATAGACTGACAAATGTGATCAGTCCCCGATAAAGGCTTACCGGTGTTACGGTCCATTCCAAGCATATTTACGCCATTGGTTGGTTCGGTTGTTGTGTTTCCCCGTCCGGACATATATGAGTGTGTCCGTTGTACGTTGTGCGGACCTCAGTCATTGTGCCTTGTCGGTCCTGCACCTCTTGCCCTGCTAACACACTACCGCGAGTTGTGATATTACCTGTTCCACCGTTATCTCCAGTGACAGAAATATCGTTACGGAATGTCGCTAATTTATCTACTACTAATGTCTCGGTAATATGCGTTGGACCAGCTAGTGTTATACCACCCGGAGCCCACGCGCTGATTGTTTGAGCTGTCAGCGATATTCTGTTCGCAGCAGTAACACTAACAGAACTCGTTGCTATAACGTTCACTAAATCAGCATGTGCGTTAATTGTATCTGTCGCTGTGACATTAATAATATCAGCGTCTGCGTTAATTAATTTCCCACCATGGATATTAACTACATTTTCGCTATTAATAGTAACATCTGCGCGTCCAAATATTTCTATTTCAGACTCACCGAGTATTTTTACCACGCCGTCCGGTACGCCCTGCCATGTCAGAGTGTGATTTTTTGTGTTATACGTCATCGTAGCCCCGTCACAGTATGCAGTGACATGATCATGGGGGTCATTGCTTGGCGGAGCTTTGTCGTCAATGTGCAGCCCGAGCATAACTACACCGTTCCGCGTATCCCCACCCTCAGAAACAACAGTAACGGGATCGCCCACTGATGGTGCGCTCCAGTCGACGCGTTCTGAGGTGGCGTGAGTAAACCACTGCAGCCAGCCTGACTGGTGTTCGCCACCAAATGAGACTCGGCAGCGTGGAGGATTCATTTTAACTGCAGCTATCGTGCCGCGTTTAACTGCGTCACGCAGCCTGCGCGCGTTCTCCGCTGCAGCATATTCATCGTCCGATTGGGCCATAATAGTCGCCCTCATGTTCTGCGCCGATATCTGGTACTATTCCGACGTATATATTTTTCAGGGTCCCCTGTGAGGGATAATCGAAAATATCTGGACCAACGCCTACAACCTGCGTGAACGACACGCACTGAACTGAATGCGAACCGACTGACTGCCCGTTTTTAATCCAGTCGCACGGTTCCGCGTCGCTGAATTTTGCCGGTTTAGTTCCGGGACCGAACATTCGCCCATTGATCCAGCTCGTCATATAGAGCGCTGCATTCTGCGATTTCAGTCCGTACTGATCAGCTGCAAATTCACGCAGCAAATACAAATTACACGACAGCTCGACTGACTGAATTGAGCCTGGAACCGATTCGTCACTCTGTGACCAGTTGCTGATTTCCAGGAACAGAGCTGGCGTTTCAAATCCAGCCGGAATTTCCGGATAAATTCCGAATGTTTTGATGAACGGTATTTGTAAAACCGCGCCTTTAACGCGATCAAGATATTCGTCAAATGCATCCAGTCCGCTCATAATCGTTTACCTGTTTTTGGGTCTACGTGGACATTACCTTTCACGCGACCGCGCAAATCTTTCTCAAAAAAGCCCATAAAAACAGGGCCAATGTTTTCAAAAATATAATCATCGATAGCATCCTCCAGCGCGTCGTGCACAGGTACGCGAGCCTCTTCGATTCCTCCGCGATCCAGTCGAATCCAGACACTTTTCGCACCGTAGCGTTTCGCTACGAATGAATCGGGCCAACTCATCATCGCCAGCCCTGCACTTTTGGGTGTAAAAGTTGCCCCTCTAGCGCCTTTTTTGGTTTTCAAAAACAGGCCGGTCTCAAGATCGCGAGGCTGTTTTTGCCTCCGTGGATTTTGTAATCGCCCCTTTAGCTCAGATACCCGGAAATCATTCAGACCGTACCAGAGCTTGGCGCTGCTCAGGTCTCCTGCCCCTTCTTTTGTAAAATTACGGCGCTTAATGAACGGCTTGATTCGTTTATCTACGGCCTTATGATTTTTAGCTGCCAGTGCAGTCAAAATCATTCCTGCTGAAATTCGGTGCATATGTTTTGCAGTTCGGTTCAGCGCCCTGTTGTATACCATTAACATTTGATGTTGCGTCGCGCTGATTTCGACTCTGAGCTGCTCCAGCGCCGAAACATCGATATCGAACATCTGCGCGTTACTACGTAAATCGGCCACGGTTCCCCCTTAAGTGGGACCGAGGTCCCACTTAGTATTTTGAATACTCGCTGTTTTCGCTGGACGTGTGAGGCTCTAAAAAAATATTCGTGAGCCCTGTGCCATCAGGTTGAGGCTCTTTAACCACGTAATCGGTCCAGCCAGACCAGGTAACAGAGCCGTCAGGTTCGATGCTGCGCTGCTTTGGAACCTGGACGACGTCACGCGCAACAACGCCAGCGACGTCGTCCGAGAGCGCCGTCAGGCTCGTTACTGTACCGGTAATAAAACCAGCGTGAGGAACGTCAACGCGCGCGTAAGGCTCGTTGAAAATAGCGATAATGGGGTCGGTTTTACCGCGTAATTTAACGGGCCGTCCCCACTCACGGATCATCTCCTCGTCGCCGGCCCGGAGGTCATCGTAGTAGCTCATAGAGCGTAAACGTGATCAGCTGCGATAAGGTCTGCGACCTCCGGTGAATCAACAACAATTTCACGGCCTGCGGCAACAATCTCGCGAACGCGACGCCCGTTCACGTAGTGATAAACGTCCAGCGTGTTACGCAACTTGACGCGGCGCGTAGCCGGTGCGAGCTCCTGCTCTTGTGACTGTGAAACGATAGCGCTCGCGATTGATTGAGCGAGTTCATTATCGGTCCCGGACGCAGTATTCACTGTAATCTCGATGCCTCCCGCGTCACCGGATTGCTCGTTCAGAATATCGAGCTCTGACTCAGCGCCGGCAACGATTGATTCCAGTTCCGCAATAGTCCCGCTGCGCGGTAATTCGCGACCGAGCTGAGCGCTCATATCGTCAATACGCGCCAGCAATTCTGTTTTTGTGCTCATGTTGATTCCTTAACAAAAAAGAGCCTTTCGACTCTTACGCGATTTTTACGACAACGAACGCGTCGGCGTCCGTGAGGACCATTGCTGGCGCGGATTGCGTCATTGTTTGCGTCACTGCCGGATCACCGGTAGTGGTCCAGACTTTTGGATAGCGCGTCGCTTCGGAAATACCCTCTTTCAGCGCGTCTTCGTCCTGAATTGCGCCATAAGTGCGGAGCCCGCGGTTTTTTGTGTTGCCAAGGATCATCGTGTTATCCGGCATATAACGCGTTTCAGTATCTGTTACCGGGTCGAGGTATTGCCCTTTGTAGACAAACAGCGCAGTGTCGCCGTAGTAGCCTTTAAAGCTGACAACGTCGCCCAGGTTTTTCAGCGCGACCTCGAGCTGGCTGTTTGAGCCACGGCGCGTATCCAGTGCCGTCCAGAATTTTTTAAAACGCTTCAACTGCTTCCAGGCTTTACCATCCATGATGATCACGTTAACCGCACCGGAGGCGAGGTCCGCGTAGGATTCAATATCGTCGCTCGGGTCATACGTTTCCGCGTCCTGAGTCGACCAGGCTGTCGAACCGGACTGAGTGACGTTATTCGTCGCGCTGCGGCTCATGTCGATCTCATATGTCTCGATATTGCTGCCGGAAACAGTGTATTTACCGTACAGAACAGCCTGTACCGCCTGGAACTCTTCGAGCTGGCTGATGCTCAGTTCCTCATCAAGCAGGTTCTGCATGATGATTTTTGCACGACGTTCGACCGGCGTTTCCGGCTGGCCAATCTGCTCACCGGCTGCGCGCTTGATGCTCATATTCGGATTGATCGTGTGCTTGGGTTTCGTGTAACCCGGTTTGAAATGGTTCGTTGAATAGCCGCGAGTGCGGTCAACTTTGCCGGTGATCATCGGCGCGCAGTACACGGCCATGTTCACTTTTCCCGGGATTTTATCCAGAAAAACCTCTTCGCTCGTAAACGTGTAGGTCTCACGGAAAAACAGCTTTAAAAACAACGGATTGAACTTAAATACCTGCTGTGTCGCGGTAATCAGTTCTGACGTAGTAAACGAATCGCTCATTTATATATCCTGTTATAAAAAAACCGCCCGGAGGCGGCTTGTTTTGAGTTTTTTGCTATCAGCCGACGCTGATCGGCGTACCCACAAATGCTGATTTGCGTTTAGCTACGTCGGTAACCGTACCCCAGTTAATCGCCGTGTAACGGAACGAGCCTGATTTATAGTACGAGCAGTCTGCAGAACTGGAGCCAGTATTAACTGCGGTGGCAGTGAGGCCAATAGCTTTACCGACTGAGCCGTCCCAAACCTTAAACGTCCCGACAGTAGCGTCGAGCATAATCGGTGTCAGCCGGGGTACGTTGATCCCGCCCTGAAAATGACCGACGGTCGTGACAACAAGGTCAGGCCCAAGAATAAAATCGTCCGGGCTATACGTTTCTGTAGTCATTATTCATCCCCTAAAATTGAACGCCCTGCAGCAACCAGCATCGAGACGTTTGCGGTTGTTCCTGTTGCCGTAGTACTGCCAGCATCCTGAATAGTCGCTGGTGATTCAGTGCTCATTAGTGTATCGAGCGCCGTTTCTGTCCGCGCCTGCGCCGTTTTAGGTGCTGCAGCGAGGACTACCTGCGCCTGCCCGACCGTCATCCCGGGGACGCCAGCGAGCGCTTTTGCCTGCGCCTCGCGCCCAACAGCTTCGGGACAATTGATGATGGCCATCACACGCGCCAGTTCGCTTGATGCGGCGTCCGCGCGAATCTGCTCCGTGTTAAACTCAACCTGCGCGACAGTAGTCGTGGTCGCGGTTTGTTCTGTGGTCGTGGTCTCCGCCGTGGTTTCTGTACCAGACATAAAGCGCTCCATTTTTGGTTTCAGTGCGTCGGCCATCACTGCGATAGCGTCCGCGTAATTAACGAGTTGATCAGCGAGACCAGATTTAATCGCGTCCGCGCCGATAAATACTGCAGCTTCCGTGGCCAGCACCCTGGATTTTTTCAGCCCGGTATAATCCGAGACTTTTTGCGCGAACTGCTCGCGCGTGCTGTTAATACTCAGCTGGAATTCGTCGCGAACGTCGCCTGGCAGCTGGGAATACGGGTTCCCGTCAACTTTGTGCGCGCCGGCGTAAATCAGCGTCACGTCGACGCCAGCAATCTCCAGCGCTTTTTCGACGCAGCGGTGAGCCATCAGGACACCGATTGAACCAACTGTGCCTGTCTGCGTTATCAGCCGGCGCGAACACGCTGACGCCAGCAAATAGGCAGCGCTGCAGGCCGTATCGCTGGCCAGCGCCCACACAGGTTTTTGCTCTCGCGCCCGGGCGATTAAATCAGCAGTATCAAACGCGCCGGCGACTTCACCGCCAGGGGAGTCAATATCAAGCAGGACCCCTCTTACATCGGGATCAGAAATCGCCTGCTGCAGGCGTTTTGCGATTCCGTCGTAACCGCTCATCCCGCTAACTGGGTTGATATAACCCAATTTATGAACCAGCGTCCCGGTAACCGGCAGAACGGCTATACCACGCTCCACGCGATACGATTTCTGGCGTGTTCGCTCGCTGCTGTCCCACCCCATCGCGAGCGCGTTCATTTCGTCGCTGTTCATTACCTCTCCAGACGCTGTATCAATCAGTCGCCCGGTACCGAACCGGTCGCTCAGCGCCGAAAAAAATACCCGCGCGTAGGTGGGCTCCAGCAAAAGCGGTTGATTGAACGCCCTGGCGGCGAGGTGCGGAAAATTGTTCCACGGCATCAGTTACCTCCCCAGCCGTTATCGTTGGTATTTGAGGGGTGAGATACAGACCATGACGGTTCGCTCAGCCCCATTTCACGCCGGCGCTGAATTTCGTATTCCTGCTGCTCCATAACCTCCTCGTAATCCTGTCCCTGCAGCGCCAGTTCGTTCTGATACGTGCTGAGGCCAGTTGTGATGCGCATGGCGCTCTCCTGAACCTCTTTCAGCCCATCAATCGCCATGCGACCAGCGCCGATCCAGAGCGCGTTCGTCCAGGAGTTCCGCGCCTCATAAAACGACCGGACAGCTGAGCGTGGCAGGGTGATAATTCCGCGTGCCAGCGCCTCTTCAAACCAGCAGCAGAACATCAGCGACGCCTGTCGCGCGGCGATAAAACGTCGACGCCCCATGAAAAATCGCCAGCTGACGTTAGCACTGGCCCGGGCGCTGGAGTAACTGACCTGGCTGTAGTCCCGGCTAAGTTCTTCGTATGACGCGCCAACGCCAGCTGCAACGTAACGCAGGAGTGATTTTTCCAGTGAACTAAAACCAGCATCAGCATTCTGAGCGGTCTGTAAACTGAGTTTGTCGCCGGGATGCAGGTGGGGAACTTTCACACCACCGAGCTTGATATTTGCGCCGTTGTAGTACGTCACGTAACTCTGAATAAACGAATTCAGCGGGTTCGAGTCGATATCAGTACCCGCGCCGGCGATATATTCAAACGCCTGCTGGCTGTCGAGCTCTGATTCGATTGTCGCAGCATACATCGCCTTCACAATGGCGCTCTGCAGTTGTGTTTGCTGCAGTGTGTCGAGCATTTTCAGGCGCTCCATGACGCTGTAAAAAATATTGTCCCCGCGGGTCTGTCCGTCCTCGAGCGGCTCGAATATGTGGATGAATGCGTGTCTGCCGCTGCTGAGCTGTGCT